CCTCCAGCCGTCCGGTCGGGATCTTGATCGTGCCTCCATGCCCCGGCTGGTTCGAATCCTCGGTCTCGAGGACGATGTCCGGCGGCGTGAACGACTCGGAGACGCCGACGTAGTCGATGCCGTCGACATAGACGCTGAGGCCGTGAAGCGTCTTTCTGAGTGCCATCGGCCTACGCCTCCGCGCCCGTGAGCTGTGCGATGATCCCGGCGTTGTAGATGCCGGAGACCGACTGCCGGAACGTGAGGTCCTCCGCCACGGCATGGAGGCCGAGGTCGAAGGAGAAGGTGACCTGGTTCGCGGCCAGCGTGTCCGGCGTGTTGTAGGCCGCGTCGAACCAGGCCCGCCCGCCCGTGATGATCCGGGCGAGGGTCTGCGACCGCAGATAGGAGCTCATGCGGTCGAGCACGTGCTCGACGAAGGGCACATCGACGTTCCGGTCGATGTAGTCGGCGATGAAGTCGAGCAGGGCGTCGCCGATCAGGTGGCGCACGCGCCGGTGCGTGATCAGCTCGCCGTCGGCGAGGCGGTTGCCCCAGAGGTGCAGGCTGCCGCGTCGGCGGATCGCCGTGGCGATGAAGGCCCGCGAGAGCAGGTTGGCGGTGGAGTTGCGGTCGTCGATCTGCCAGTCGACCGCGACCGCGGTGCCGGCCACGTCCTGCAGCCGGCGGTTCGAGGGCGAAGCGGCAAAGGACTCCTCGGCGTCGACGCGGACCATGTGGCCGACCGTGAGCGCGGAGGCCGAGCGCTCGACCGTCCTCCCGTCGCCAGCGTCGAACACGCGGAACCTGGGCCAGACGGGGTAGCTGTGGGCCAGCGAGGCCTTTGCGGCGACTGCCTCAGAGTAGGTCGCTCCCTCAAGGGTCACCACGGGGATCGCGCGCAGCTCGTCGGCCACCGCCTCCAGCGCCAGCGCGGCCGCAGTCGTCTGCAGCGCCGGCGCCGCGATCAGGCGCGGCTTGAGCTGGGCGGTCTCGGCGGCTTCGGCCCTGAGCAGGGCGTAGATGCCGCTGCCGGGGTCGTCCCGCGAGCCGATCACGTTCCCGGCCTCGTCGTCGGCCGTGCGCACGACCACGATGGTTGCCCCGCCGGCCCCGGCCGTGCGCCAGACGTCCGCGATCGCGTCGGGGAGGGAGCCCTCCGTGCCGAGCCGCGCCGCCGCTGCCGGCGTCGAGATCACGACCGGCGTGTTCAGTGGGAAGGGCTCGTCCAGGCCGCCCGCGAGCGGCGTTCGGGCGAGGGGCGAGACGGCATCCGCTCCGGTCGAGGCCCCGGTGGCGGCGATCGCCAGCAGCGCCCGTGCGGCCGCATTCAACGCTGCGGCCCAGGCGGTGACCAGCTCGGCAGCCGTCGTCGTGACGGCGCCGGTGGCATCCGTCGCCAGAGACACGGTGATGGCGGTGCCGTCTACGGTGACGGCCAGCGCCTGGGAGGCCTGGTTCGGGCGAACGATCTCCAGCGTGACCGCATTGCCGGCCGCGCCACGGGTGTCGCGGCCGTTCGCGCCGCCCGCAAGAAAGGCTCCGCCGGCAGCCGCGACCACACCTGCGCCGGTGCCGCCGGCGTCCGCCGTGACCAGCGCGCCGGCAGCGGCGTCGCCGTTGATGGCCGCCGCGACCTGCGCTGCCGTCGATGTGGAAGTGGTGCTGCTTGCGGCCGACCGCAGCGTCACGGTGATGGCATTGCCCTCGACGGTGACCGACTCGGCCGTCGTCTCTGCGTCTACGGCGACGAGCGCCAGGCTGATGCCGTTGCCGTCCGGACCCGTCTCGTCTGCGGTGATAGTCACGGCCCCGTTCTCGACGCCCGCATTGGCGACGAGGCTCGCGGTCTGCGCGGCCACCAGCCCCGCTGCGGTGAAGGTCAGGGCCGCATTGCCCCGGCCGATGGCCAGGCGGGCTCTGGTCTCCCGCTGCGCTCTGGGCGCCGCCCCTACCAGGCCGGCGACCGAAGAGGGGCCGACCGTGATCGGCGCAGTCTGGTCCGGAAGGTGCAGGACCTCTGCGCCGTGAAGATCGATTTGCGTAGCCATGGGGAGAGCCTACAACGGGACGGGGCGCGGTTTTATTCCAAACTACACCCAGAAATACCCGCCCGAGAGGGCGGTCAGGATCTCGTCCGCCTGGGCCGGCGAGCCGCCGGCGTCGAGGACCGCCGCGCGGAGGTCGCGCGCGAATTGTTCGGCCGCGTTCCGGGGCGCCGCATCGGCCTTGAGCTTCCGACGCGCCGGCATGTAGAGCCGCACGCCCTTCCAGCGCCGCTCGATAGCGGGCTGGACCTGGCAGAGCACGCCGTCCGGAAGCGCTGCGCAGGCGATATCGTAGAACTTCACGGCGTGCCCCCGGAGGCCGCTCGCGTCGCCACGTCCGCGCCGGACGCGCGCGATCGCCGGCTCGGGCATGGTCCATGCCCCATGCGCCAACGCGCGCGCCTGTGGGCCGCTGTGGGCGTCATGGGGCGTCACCGTTCAGTCGGGGGGGGGGTGGCATCGGCCCTATCGGACCGCTCGTGGATCGCCAGACGGCCGGTCGAGCTCCAGGTCACGTGCCCGGTCTCGTCCGTATGCTTGCGCGCCGAACGAGCCGCGATCGCGCCTTCCCAGGCTTCTCCGCACGTGGGGCATCCCGCTGTCGGCACGATTGACGCGCTGCGCCGCCAGACACCGCCGATAAAATCGAGGCGAACCCTCGATCCCTCCGGGGGTAGGAACGGAGCCTGGGGAATTGAGCGGCGACGCTTAGCCATTCGAGGACCTCTTCGCCTCGCGGATCATCTCCCCGAAATGGCGGATGAGCGCGTCGGCCTGTTTGTCGTCGAGCGCCAGGTGGGAGTCCTGGCGGCCGAGGCCGGCGTGCTCGGAGGCGTAGGCGCCGAGGGCGGCGTCGCCGGCGATCCGGATCACGCCGGCCTTGTGCAGGATCCGCCACTGCGCCTCCAGCACGCGCGCACGCGGGCGGGTGAACTGCCGGGTGCGGTTGTCCTCGCCGAGCGCAACGTGGGGCCGCCAGTCCACGCCGGCTTCGCGCTCGAGCCACGACTGGAGCGCCTGCACGGCCCGCGCCAGCGCCGGCGGCGACGTCCAGGCGGCCGCGTCGAGGCCGGTCTGGCGGCGTAGCCAGGAGGCGCAGGCGGCGTCGGTGCGGTCCCGCACCACGCCGAGGTTGTAGGCGCTGATCCAGAGCGCCCTGATCTTGCCCGCCATCGGCCCGTCCGGCAGGCGGTCGCGGGGGCGGCCCATCTCCTTGACGACGCGCCTGAGCTCCGCCGCCGTCATGTCGGCACAGCTCTCCTTGCCGGTGGCCCGGCGCTGCAGGTCGCGCCGGGCGTCGGTGTCCATGCCGCGCGAGCGCGCCTCGGCGTGGATGCGCCGGATCAGGCGCTTGCGCTCGTCGTTGGCGGGGGCGGTCACGGCCGGAGCTCCCGGAAGATCGCGGGATTGTGTGGGCGCCGAGGCCGCCGCGCTCGCTTCAGCCGGTTAAGGCTGGGGTCGCTCATTGGGCGCCGCATGCAGTCCGGCCCGCACGCCGCCACAACCTTGCAGGGCTGATACCGCCAGTAGTCGCGGTCGGCCTCGTAGATCAAGAGGCCCATCTCCAGGCCCGGTGCCGGCCCCAGGCGCACGGATATATCGTTATGCAAGGCCCAGCTCCTTCAGCTCAGCAGCCATTTCCGGCGGGGCGTCGCCGGCGCCGGCGACCCTGGGCAAGTCGGGCGGCGCGTCGGCGTGCTTGAGGTAGCGCCAGCCGCGCACCTTGCCGACGAAGTCCTGGCGGACCCGGATCAGCTCCGGCCGCATGCAGATGGCCCAATCGCCGGCCTCCCCCTCGATCTCGACGAAGGGCATCCGGAACAGCGCCTGGTTGCGCTTCGGGCCGCCCACGAAATAGACCGAGCCGCCCTGGAGCTCGGCCGCGCGCGTTACGTGGCGGGTGGTCTCGGTATAGAAGCGGTCGAAGCCGAGCTCGGCGATGTGCCGCACCCAGGCCTCGGCCTCGTCGATGGTCTTGATCGGGCCGCCTCCGGCCCGGCGATCGTCCCACTGGACGAAGCCGCGCAGCAGGTGGAGGGGTGCGGTCATGCCGTCCTCGCCTTCTGGATAGCCGCCTTACGCCACCCGCCTTCCGGCACAACCAGCACTTCGACGCTGCGCCCCTCCCAGAGCAACGTCCGGACCTTGGCCACCGTGCCTTCCCGCGTTGTGTACCGGCCCACCAATTTCTTCTGATCGCACTCGGGATACGACGCCCCGACGTCGGTGAGCTCCCAGATCTCGAAGTTCATGGCCTGGCCGCTCATCCCAGCGCCTCGAAATATCCGTCCATCAGGGCTCGCAGGGTCAGCATGTCTCGCCGCCCTCCGCACTCGATAAAGACCTCCGCGCCAGTCACGGACCGGAGCACGCGGAACTGGCCGTGCTCGGGATGCCGGCCCTCGGCTACCACCTCGTGAAGCGGCAGGTACTTGGCTTCGTAGGGCACAAGTCGCGCCTTGATCTCGCTCACCGCATCACCTCGTCCACGGGCCGCGCCACCGGGTCGTCGGGATCGTCCTCGTCGGCGCCGATGCCCATGCGGTCGAGGCGCTTCATGATCCGCTCGAGCCAGGCGCGCTGCTTGGCCGAGACGAAGGTGCGCTCGCCGAAGCGGTCGAGCTTCGCCTTCAACTGGTCGACGAAGGTGATCTCGCTGTCGTAGAGGTGATAGGCGTTGTCCGTCGCGCGGCGGAGCGCCTTCTTCAGCCACTCGTGGTCGTCGCCGATCGGCGTGGATGCGCGGCGGTTCAATTCAGCCCCTCCCTCTTGTAGCCGGTCGAGCCGGTGCAGATGGCGCAGTAGATCCAGACCTTGCCGTCTTCGACCGACCACACCGACGAGGCGCCCAGGCCGGCCTCGAGCTCGCGGCCGCAGCGGGAGCAGCCCTCGAGCTCGACCGGATAGGGCTTGTCAGTCGGCAGGATGCCGTAGGGCATCGGACTCTTCTGGGGGGGCGTTCATGCGCGGCTTCCGCTATGGGCACGAAGCGCGGCGTCGACGAGCCGCTCCGTGCGGGGCGAGATGATGAGGTTGGCGCCGAACATCTCGCACACCTCGATATCGGGGTCGTCGACCTCCCGCTTCAGCTCGCGCAGCGCCTCGGCGAGCTGGTCTGCGACCGCGTTGGGGGGGGCGCTCATTGCGCACCCCGCACCGCGCCCTGGGCGCCGGCGCCGGCGAAGGCCGCGCGGACCGGCGGCGGGCCGCCCGGATCGCAGGGCACGTTCTCGTCGCAGAAGCTGCAGATCGTGGGATCGCTCGCCGACCAGGCGCAGGCGTCGCCCCAGTAGTCGACGCAGGCCCGGTCCTCGGTGCAGCCGCACTCGCGGCAGCGGCGCTCATGCATGGGCGCGCTCATCGCCCCCCCCGAACCCACAGGGGGGGGGCAGCTCCTGCTGGCGCAGGATGAGGGCGAGCTCGCGGCCGGCCTTCGTGGCGCCGTAGGCGCCAGCGTGGCCGGGCGTGTGGACTGCCGCCACGCCTTCGGCGCGGAGCCTGCGCAGCGTAAGCACTGGCGCGCAGGGGCGATCGCCCTCGAGGCGGTAGGCGTTGCTCGCCCACACCTCGATATCGGGGTCGTCGACCTCCCGCTTCAGCTCGCGCAGCGCCTCGGCGAGCTGGTCTGCGACCGCGTTGGGGGGGGCGCTCATTGCGCACCCCGCACCGCGCCCTGGGCGCCGGCGCCGGCGAAGGCCGCGCGGACCGGCGGCGGGCCGCCCGGATCGCAGGGCACGTTCTCGTCGCAGAAGCTGCAGATCGTGGGATCGCTCGCCGACCAGGCGCAGGCGTCGCCCCAGTAGTCGACGCAGGCCCGGTCCTCGGTGCAGCCGCACTCGCGGCAGCGGCGCTCATGCATGGGCGCGCTCATCGCCCCCCCCGAACCCACAGGGGGGGGGCAGCTCCTGCTGGCGCAGGATGAGGGCGAGCTCGCGGCCGGCCTTCGTGGCGCCGTAGGCGCCAGCGTGGCCGGGCGTGTGGACTGCCGCCACGCCTTCGGCGCGGAGCCTGCGCAGCGTAAGCACTGGCGCGCAGGGGCGATCGCCCTCGAGGCGGTAGGCGTTGCTCGCCCACACCGGGCCGTCCGCAAGGGCAACGATCAGCTCGCGCTGCTCCTCGTTGAGCTCCCAGCCGCCCAGCCTGGCGGTCACCTTACCGAGAGCTGTCGGGCGGCCGACGCGGTCGATCAGCCCCCGAGCCTCCAGGACCTCCAGCGTCGGCCGCCGGTGCCGCCTGCCGTTGCTCTCGGCGAGGCCGGCAAGCTCGCAGAGCACCTGGAACTGAGTCGCGGTGATGCTGCTCATTCCGCGCCCTCCCCGTCGCCGTCGTCGAGCAGGGCGTTGACCAGCTTGTCGATGTCGCTCTCGGCCGTGGCGATCACCACTTCGTCGACGGGGTCTTCGATCGTGACGCCGATCCGCGCCAGGTCGGCAGCCGGCAACTTGCGGAGCCCCTTCTTGTCGAGGGTCTCCTTGACGTTGATCAGCGTGTCCGCCAGCCCCGGCAACTTCTTGCGCAGCAGCGCGATCGCCTGCGCCTCGTCGCCGGTATCGACCGCGCCGGTCTGCTTGCGGAAGCCGAACTTCACGCCGTCGACCGCGACCGTGCGCGGCTTGACGAAGAGCTCGGGGCGGCCCTCGATCGCCGCCTTCAGCGCGTCATGGGCCGCCGCCGTCTCGGCGACGCGGCTCCGCATCCCGCGCAGGCGGTCGCGGACCGCCCTGCGCTGCAGCTGCCTGATCTCCTCGCCGGTGGCCTCGAGCGCGTCGCGGGCCTTGGAGTAGGCGCGCGCGAGCGCAACGATCTCGTCCATGGTCGTCGGCGCTGCGGTTTCGGTCATTGGGAACCCTCCAAAGTGTTGTCGGCAACAGGTTGGCGCGTCATAGCCCCACCCTCGCCTCCAGACGGTCGAGCGCCAGCCGCTGGCGCGCCAGCCGCCGGGAGTGCACCTGCAGCAGCACCGCGAGCAGGATGTGCCCTCGCGCCTCCCTGCTGGCGCCGTAGACGTCGGGTTGGACGTCGTGCCTCTCTCCGGACTGCAGCGCGGCGATCTCGGCAGAGAGCGTCTCGACCTCTTCTGCCCTGGCGGGGTAGCGGTCCATCAACCCCTCGACCCTGTCGATCGCGTACATGACCGTGGTGTGGTCGCGCTTGCGGAACGCGCGGCCGATCCTCGGCAGCGAGAGGGGCGTGTGGCGCCGGCAGAGATACATCGCGACGTGGCGCGGCCAGGCGATGCGGCGCTGGCGGCGGTCGGAGGTCATCGCGCCAACGCTGATGCCGAAGTGCTCCGCGACGCGACTCTGGATGGCCTCGATCGAGGGGCACTCGCTCATGCCGCGCGCTCCCGGCGGAACGGAATCGGCTCCGGCGGCTTCTCGAAGCGCCCGCGCGCGAAAGGCTTGCCGCCCGAGCCGACGTAGGCGCGCATGCAGTGGTCGATGCAGTAGGGCCGGCCGGGCGATCGCGGCGCGCCGCACCAGGTGGGCCAGCCCGGCTCGCCGGGATTGCCCTCGATCCATAGGCAGCCCGCGCGCGGTGCGGGCTGCGGCTCGGGCACGTCGGCTTCCGGCTCGTCGGAATGGGTATCGTGCCCATTCTCGCGGGCGTCGTGTCCATTGCACGGGGTGCATGGCGCGGGGCCGGGATCGGGCACCTCGGCATCCGGCTCGGCGGCGATCGCGCCGGCGCCGGCGTCGCCAGGGGCCGGATCGTCGGCCGGGCCATGCGCGGCGTGCATGTCGTGGCCCTCGGCCTCCGGCTCCTTCGGCCGACGCCCGAACACCAGGTGGTGCCGAAAGGCGCAGCCGATGACGCTTCGCTTCGACCGGCCCAGCCGGTCGGCGATCGCCTGGGGCGGCAGCCCCTCGCCGTGGAGCCTGTAGAGGGTGCTGATCTCCTCGGCGCTCCAGCGCCTCGTCAGCTTCTCCCGCTGGGCGCTGGGCGCGATGCGGGGTCCTGGGCGGTCGCCGTCGACGTCCGGTTTCTTTGACGGCTCGCCGCTCGGCGCGGCCTCGGGCGCCGCAAGTGGCTGATCGGCCGGCGCGATGGCCTTTTGACCGTTGTTTGACGGTGCTTCAGCCACGGGCTCCTCCTCGGGCTCCGGCGTCACCGCCGCGAGAGAGCGCTCGAGCCACTCGCGGAACACCCGGTCGCCCAGCTCGGTCCCGAGCCGGCGGCGCAGCACGTCGCGCTTGTAGACGAGATCCGGGGTCAGCACCGGCGGCTCCTCGTAGGGCGCCCAGGCTCGGGGGGGGGGGGCGTCATGCCGGCGTCTCCGGGCGCAGCGCGACGACGCCCTGCGGCAGCGCATCGAGGGCGACGCGCGCGGCGCCGGGCACCACCAGGCGCTCCAGCGCGCCGGCGTCGAGCGCGGCCTGGGCGAGAATCGCCGCCATGGCCTGGACGGCCAGGGGGTCCATCACGAGGCCGTCGTGCTCGTACTCGCGGAGCTGCAGCGCCAGGTGCGAGAGCCGACTGCTAAGCAACGTATCGCCCCCCCCTTCCGCCGCCATCAGGCGGCCCTCTCGGTCGCGGCCGCGATGTGTTCGGCGGCGATGGTCCGCTGGCCGGCGGCGCGCGAAAGCCGCCAGGCCCGCTCGAACACGCGGCGCAGCGAGTGCAGCCCGCCGGCCTCGCGGGCCGCAGCCAAAAGGCACTCGCGCTCCTTCCTGGTCGGCGCCCGCTTGAGGACGCTCCTGGCGAGATCGACCACGTCGGCCTCGGCCACCGGCCTCAGCGGCAGGCGCACGCCGATCCGGCCGACGATCCGGTCGCACCGCGAGGACTTGGCCAGGGTGTTCCAGACCCCGTCCTCTCCCACGTAGGCCAGCCCGCACTTGGCGAGATCCCGGATGCTGCGCAGCTCATCCAGCAGCTTGGGCCGCAGGTTGTGTGCCTCGTCGATGCAGAGCAGCGCCCGGCGACCTTCGAGCCGCTCGATCACGGCGCGCTCGCCCGCGAGCGCCGACGGGTGATCGCCGCCGGCGCCGACCGTCTCCGCCACGCGGCCGAGCAGGCCGGCGAGAGTGAACACGGCGCCGGTCATCGTCGCGTAGTAGGCGGCGGTGTGGCCGGCGCAGTAGCGCTCGACCGCCCAGCTCTTGCCCGAGCCCGAGAGGCCGTGGACCAGCACGATGTCGCCCGTCGCCTGGGCGTGGGCCAGGGTGGCCTCGATCTCCTCGGTGACGCCGAGGTCGACGTGCCGGTCGATCCCGGCGGCCGCCATGTCGCGCTCCGCAGCCTCGGCCCGCGTCTGGAGCCAGAGAGCCACCCGCTCGGTCACCTTCGGCACGTCGCCCTCGTAGACGCCGCGCAGCCATTTCGAGAGCGTCCCGCTCGAGACGCCCCTCCCCATCTCGTGGGAGGCCTGGGCGTTGGACAGGCCGAACGCCTTCATCTCGGCGCGGCACGCCGCGACCGTCGCCTCGTAGGCCTCGTCGGGTGTCGGCTCGAAGCCGGGCAGGCGGGTGACGTTGTCTGTCATGGGAGCTCCTCCTCTTTGCGGGCGGCGACCAGCGCAGCCATGAGCGGGCTTCTCCGCCGCTCCTCCGGCGCGCTGCGGGTTGCGGGTGGCGCCTCCGGCAGCCCGTCTCCGGTGACCAGGCGGATCGCCGCAGGCTCGGGCGCGGGCTCCGCTTCTGGCTTGGGCAGGGACGCCATGGTGCGCTGCAGCTCGGCCATGTCGCGCTTCGCGTCGAGGCCGGCCTCGGCCGCCCGCCGCTCACGTCGCCGGGCGGCCTCCCACTCCTTGGCGGCGGCCGTGTCGGCAAAGCCCACCGGCATCAGGCAGCCGGCGGCGCAGACGTAGCGGCCCTTGGCGTCGAAGACGTGGACCGTGCCGTGCAGGTCCGCAGGGTCGAAGCGGGCGACGACGCGCTCGCCCACGCGCTCAACCAGGTCGGGATGGTGGTAGCGGTTCGCCGCGAGGCCGGTGCCCCTGCCTGCCTTGAGGCGGAGGCAGCCCGAATGGTCGATCGCCGTGTCCTCGGCGGCCAGCAGCAGGATCGCGGCCTGCGACGGGGCCAGCCTGCGCACGACCGTCTCGGCGATCTCCTCGGCCCAGACGTCGTCGAAGCTCCGCCCGGCAGCGGCCTCGGTCTGGCGACCCTCGCGGGCGTTGTGCGCGGCGATGCAGCGCTCGACCACGTCGATGAAGACCTCCCAGGG